GGGAAGTGACGGCTTCGACTCACCGCCACGGGCGGGCGAGGCTCCGGACGTGTGTCAGTTCAGCGGCTGTGATGACCGCCCGACACGCGTCGTCGGCTTCTGTAACCCCAGCGAATACGTCGTATTCTGTCGCGAACACGCCGTTCAGCAGTTCGGACTTCCCGGTGCGAAGTCAGAGACTCGACTGATGCCATGACAGACCTTGAACTTCTTCTCCTCGGTGTCGGCCTCGGCGCGGTCCCGACGAGCGACCTGGCGCGGCTGACGGTCGCGGCACTCGGGAAGCGACTCGGCGTCAAGCCGGCAGAGATCCGGAAATACAACGCGGCGACCGATGACGATGAGTGACAACAACAAGGAGCTGACGTCGCTGCCGCGTGTGGGCCCGCGGCGCGCCGAGCTGCTCCGCGACGCCGGCTACGACAGCGCTGCCGACGTCCGACGCAGCGACCCCGGAGAGCTGACAGACGTCCACGGCATCGGCGACACGGTCGCGCGACTGCTCTCGAACGAGACGCCCGTCCCGGACGGCGGCAACTGGTCTGACCCGCCGTCGACGAGCCGCTTCGAGGATGTTCGCGACGCACTCATCCGGCACGCGGCGAAGCCAAAGACGATCGCCGGCGTGGCTCGAGATGCTGGAGTCGGTCGGAAGACGCTGTACGATTATCTGGACCGACACGAGGATTTTGCTGAGGAGTTCCGCCAGGCACGCGGCGTCGCCGAGACGCGGCTGATCGAGCGCGGGCTTGAGGACGATCCCGACGTCGACACGAACTTCGTCCGCTTCCTACTCGAGCGCTCGTACGACTACACGAAGGAGGAGCGACACAAGATCGAGTCGGAGAATACGCATCACATCGAGGGTGACGGCTTCGACATCGTCTTCGCTGACGAGGATACATGAGTGGTGCGACAGTGCGCGTCGACTGGACGCCGCACCAGGGGCAGCGCGATGTGCTCGGCTCGGACGCCCGGTTCCGCATCGTCGGCTGTGGCCGGCGGTGGGGTAAGACGGAGATGTCGGCACACGAGGCGTTTCGACGGCTCGGCGAGCCGGACACGCTCGTCTGGTGGGTCGCGCCGACGTACGACATCGCTGACATTGGCTTTGACGCTGTCGACGACGTCATCCCGGAGCCGCTCCGTGACGGCGAGCCGAAGCGGACAAAGCCAAAAGGAATCGATCTCGCGAACGGCTCACGCATCTCGTTCCGCTCGGCTGACCGCGAGGACTCGCTGCGCGGCGAAGGGATCGACCTGCTCATCCTCGACGAGGCGGCGATGATCCCCGACCGCGCGTGGCAGAAAGAACTGCGGCCGACGCTGACGGACACGCTCGGTGATATGGTCGCGATCTCGACGCCGAAAGGGCGCAACTGGTTCTTCGAGTGGTTCGAGCGCGGCAACTCGGACGACAACCCCGACGTCGAATCGTGGCAGTCGCCGACGGGCGCGAATCCACACATCCCACCGAAGGAGATCGACGCAGCGCGGCGCGAGCTGCCGTCACACGTCTTCGAGCAGGAGTACCTCGCCGAGTTCGCCGAGGAATCGGGCGGCGTGTTCACTGACCTCGGCGAGCGACTGTTCACGGCAACCTACGAGCTCGAGGAGTACGCCGGCGACGGTCCGTACGCGCACGGATGGGACTTCGCGCGACACCAGGACTACTTCGTCGGCGTCGTGCTCGACGCGGCCGGCGACGTCGTCCACTACCATCGGAGCCGAGGCGACGCGTGGCCGCAGATCCAGCGGACAATCGAAGAGACGGCCGCCCGCTACGAGGGCGTGGTCGCGCTCGACGCGTCGCGCGATAACAAGATCGTGGCGGACCTCGCCGAGAGCATCGGTGGCGGGCGCGTCGAGCCGGTGAAGTTCAGCCCGAAGCGGAAGCGTGAGCTCATCGAGGACCTCATCGCGACGGTCGAGGCGGGTGAACTATCGGCCCCGGACATCCCGCAACTGCGCCACGAACTCGGCGTCTTCGAGTACGATGTCACGCCGAGCGGGAATGTCCGATACGACGCGCCTGAGGGGTTCCATGATGACTCAGTCGACGCGCTCGCGCTCGCGCGGTCGCAACTCAACCGCCTCGGTGCGCTCCGGGCCCGGCAAGATGCGACCGAGAGCGAGGATACCGGAGTCTCATACCTATGACACGCACAAAGCGCGCGCTCGTCGGTGAGGCCGAGCTGCTCGGCGACGCCGACGACGAAGACGAGGAGGACGACGATGAGTGACGAGACCGGGACGCTCGGCATCGACGTGACCACGCTCGGGAACGACGCCGGTCTCGAGAAGGCTGCCGAGACGACACAACTTAACGATCGTCACGCAGGCCACACGGTTGGCGGCGGGATCACGCCGCCGTACCCCCCGGACAGACTCGCCGCGCTCCAGGAGCTCAACGGGACACACGCGGTCGCGGTCGGGAAAAAGGCGAGCCGCGAGGTCGGCTTCGGCTTCAACATCGTCGCACACCCTCGGGCCGATGACCCGAGCGACGAACAGCGTGAGATCGCCGAGGAGTTCTGGTACGGCCGGGATACGATATGGAAGATCGGCCCGCAGGGGACGGCCCCAGGCTCGCCGACTGCGATATTCGAGCTGGCGCGGCGTGACTGGCACGGCATCGGGTGGGCGGCGATCGAGCTCATCTATGGCGACGATGACACGCTCCGCGGCCTCGCGCACGTTCCGGCGACCGAGGTCCGCGTTCGGAAGGGCGAGACTGAGGACGGGCTCACCCGACGCGGCCACGGCTACGTCCAGGAGGAGGACGCGGCGACACGATACTACGCCGAGGCGGGCGACCGCGTCGGTGACGATCCGATCTACGTCGACGCCGAGACTGGTGAGCAGGCGGAGTCGCTTGATGGTGTCGGTGAGGCGGCCAACGAGTTGCTTTTCATCCCGAACCCGTCGCCGCTCTCGAAGTATTACGGCGTGCCTGACTGGGTCGCGGAGATCCAGACGATGGTCGGTGATCAAGAAGCCAAACGGTTCAATCGTGAGTTTTTCGAGCACGACGCGATGCCACAGTATGCCATCGTCGTCGAAGGCGGTCGGCTGAGTGAGAGCGCTCGCGAGGACGTCCGGAACCTCATCTCGGACCTGCGTCGGAAGGATGGGCGGCGCGTGCCGGTGCTTGAGGCCGAGGACCTCGCGGAAACAGGCATCGACGTTGAGGGCGACTCGCCGACGATCCGCATCGAACCGCTAACACAGCAGGGCGACGAAGACATGAGCTTCGGCGCGTTCCGCCAGTTGAACGAGCACGAGATCGCGAAGGTTCATGAAGTCCCCAGTCAGCTGTTAGACCGCCACGACGCCACGAACTCGAACTCGGACGCGGCGATCCGCGACTTCGTCAAAGAGGTCATCGAGCCGCGGCAGTCCTCGTTCGCCGACCGCATCTTCCGCGTCATCCACCAGGAGATCCTCGGCATCGACGACTGGACGCTCGAGTTCGTCACGCGTGGCGCCGAGGACGAACAGCGACAGGCCGACATCCTCCAGACGGTGCTGCGCGCCGGCGGCGCAGCGCTCACGATCAACGAGGTGCGGGCGATGGTCAACGACGTCGTCGACCGTGACATCCCGGCCATCGAGGAGCTGGAGGGCGAGCTGTTCTCGACGGTCAACGATCCCGTGCTCGCAGATGAGCTCGCGGCGGTCGTCGAGGACGGCTGACGATGTGCTCGACACTCGGGCCGGTGACGCGCCGACGCCTGACACAAAAACGTCGCTGGCCGGCTGAGGTACAGTCTGCGCTCGACAACTTCGAGGCTGAGTTTGGCGCACTGTCCGGACGGATGCGCGAGCGACTTGCGGACGCGGTCATCGCGCGGAACATCACAGAATCGGGCGACATCCGCGCTGCTGTTAACAGTGTGCTGACGGAGGACCGCGAGGAACTTCGTGTCGTCCTCACGGAGGGCGCGATCAACGGTGCGGAAGCGGGTCGGCGGATGGCGTCGCGGCGGTATGGCCTCGACATCGACTTCGAGACGGTGCCGCAGACGGCCCTCGATGAGCTGACCGGTTTTGTCGACGACGTCAACGGCGACGTGCTCGACACGATCGGCGAGGGCGTCGAAGGCACGCTCGAAGACGCTTTCGAGGAAGGCCTCGACCGCGACGCTGTGGCCGACGTCATGCGCGACCAGCTGGACAACGAACTCGGCGAGGCGGCGGCACAGCGCCACGCACGAACGCTGGTCCAGGGCGCGTCGGAGCGTGGCACGCACTCGGCGATCCGGGAGTCGTCGGCTGTCGGCGAGCGCTGGGTCGCGACGAATGACGGTCGGACACGCGACACACACCTCGAGGCCGAGGGGCAGATCGCGCCTGTCGGCGGCACCTTCCGCGTCGGAGGATCGAACCTCGTCCATCCGGGCGACCCCGGCGGACCACTCAAAGAGATCGTGAATTGCCGCTGTATGGCGGTCCCAGTCTTCGAGGACGAACTCAGCGACGACGAAGTCGCGACGCTCCGTGCCGGCGGGCGACTCAACGCATGACCATGACTGACACGTTTAGTAAGACGGTCGCCATCAAGGCGGTCGACGAGGAGGAGCGGACGGCGACGGGCGCGGTGCTCGTCCCGAACGAGGTGGACCGCCAGCGCGACTTTCTCGCGCCAGAGGGCGTCGAACGGATGTTCACGCCCGACCCCGACGACGGTGTGATGCACTCCGCGTTTCCGGAGGGTGCTGCGGACCTGGTCCGGAGCGAGCTCGTCGACCAGGAGATCGAACTCAACGGCGACACCTATCCGGCCGGGACGTGGGTCGCGACGCGACAGTACTCCGACGACGCGCTGTGGCGTCTCGTCTCCGACGGCGTGCTCGACGGTTTTTCGATCGGCGGCGAGGTGACGGAAGTGCGCGAGTACGAGTCGGCCGGCGCGCTTCCCGACGAGGTGACGTTCCCGGCGGACGTTGAAGTCGGGCCGGCGACGGAGATCGTCGACGGTAGCGTCGAGGAAGTCTCCGACGTCGACATCCCGGCGGTGCCGCGGGCGACGTACCGTGAGCTCGGGAAGCTCGGGAAGTCCATCACTGACGAGGTGAGCGGGCGAGAGGAGTTCATCGACGTCATGGAAGGACGGGGGCATGAAGCGGACGACGCCCGCCGGCTGTGGCGCTACCTCGAGCAGAATAGCGAGAAGACAGTCGGCGCCGACGTCGAGAAGCCGATCGTGCTGCCGAACGGCGCGGAGTTCGACGGCTTCGACGAGTGTGTCGCTGAGATTAGTGGCGACGGCACGACGCGCGAGGAGGCTGAGGCGATCTGCGGTGCCGGCCGCGAGCGCTCGAAGGTCGACGTCAACGGCACCGAGATCGGCCTGGCGCAAGCGATGGAGGATGACGCACCTTATGATGAGGTCACAAACATGACAGCGAAGGCAGAGTATCGCATGGACGAGTGGGTCTCCTGGGACGCCTCGGGCGGCCGCGCACGCGGTCAGATCGTTGAGGTCACCGAAAACGGCACGTTCGACGACGAGATAAGCGGCGACGTCACCGTTGAAGGCACGGAAGACGAGCCGGCCTACCTGATCGAGGTATGGCAGGGCTCGGGCGAGGATGCCTCACCCATCGAGGAGGAGTCGGGACGCGGCGACACGATGCACGTCGCTCATCAGGAGTCGACGGTTCGGCGCGTCGATGACCCCCGCGACCTGCAGGCGTCGAAGTCGGGCATCATCGCGTCGCTGAAGTCGCTGTTTGGGTCCGATGACGCCAACGGGGCCGAGGACCGGGGCGACAGCGCGGACGGGAACACCGAAAAGGCGGGTCGGACGCTCTCACAGCGGAACCGGCGGGCCGTCATGGCCTCAGTCGACGCGCAGCTCGACATCCTCAACGATGCCGGCGTGGACCACGGGATGACGCGCTTCTCGGACCGTGCGGAGTTCGCGTTCGACCTCGAGGAGTATGGCTCGGCGGATCGTGCCGCCGGCGATGGCGGCACAGAAGAGATGGACAAGAACGCCTCCGGCGGCGACACGCCGGACGACGACATGACTGACGACGACACTACCAACACGGAGAAGAGCGACACGCCCGCGTGGGCCGAGTCGCTGACGGAGAAGCTCGAACAGATCGACAAGCGAGTGAGCGAGATGGAGGACGGCGACGCGGATGCGGAGAAGTCGCTCGACGACGCGCCTGAGTGGGCGAAGTCGCTCGCCGAGAAGGTGGACGGGCTCGACGAGCGCGTCGACAAAGTCTCGAAGGCGACCGCCGACACGCAGCAGACGGGCGGCGCCGAGAAGACTGGCGACGACGGCGACGAGCTGAGCACGACCGAGCGTCAGAAGCGGGAGCTGTTCTTCGGAGGTAACTAACATGAGCAACACGGCACGCAGCGAGAACACCGACAGCATGGAGAAGGCGATCGACACGACCGACCTGTCCGGCGGCGTCCTGCCACGGGATCTTTTCGACGAGTTCTTCCAGGAGGTCCAGAACGAGACCGTGGTCCTCGACCGTATCCGGACGGTCGACCTGCCGCGCGAGAAGATGACCATCCCGAAGATCGGCGTCGGCGAGCGCCTCATGGAGGCGCAGGCCGAGCGGTCCTCGAACGCCGAGGACGACTCCGTCACGACCGACGGCGTCGACATGGACGCGGTTAAGACGGCCATCTACTGGAGTCTGCCGCAGGAGTCCGTCGAGGATGTCGTCGACGACGTCCCGGACATCGTCATGGGACAGATGGAGCAGCAGTTCGCTGTCGACGCTGAGGACCTCGGGGCGAACGGCGACGAGAGCGTGGCGGGCTTCGAGGCCATCAACGACGGCTGGTTCAAAATCGCCGCTGACCGCGGCTCGCCGGTCTACTACCACGACGACGCCGGCGACGGCACTGGTGCGAACCAGCCTGTCAACACGGAGATGTTCGACGGCGCGATCCGGACGCTGGACTCGAAGTACCTGCGGACGGAGCCGGTCTTTATGGTCAACACGAAGCACGTCCAGCAGTACTTCGGTCAGCTCGAGAGCCGGAACGACGGCATCGGTGTGGCAGTCCTCCAGGGCGATACCGACGTCAACCCGTTCGGCTACGACATCGTCGCGAGCCCCGTCTTCCCGGAGAACGAGGCACTGTTCACGGCACCGGAAAACCTCATCTGGGGCCTTCACCGAGACGTCGAGCTGGACGTCCTCGAGGACTCCGACGAGATCCACGCACAGGACCTCTTCGCGAAGTACGCGCTCCGCGCTCGTCACGACTACCAGGTCGAAGACGAGGACGGAGTCGTCCGTATCGAGGGCATCGAGTCGCCGAGCGCCTGAGGTGAGTCCGCATGAAGTTGCAGCTCACTGACGACGCGCCGGCGACTGTTTCCTACGGCTACGTCGACGGCGGGCTGTCGCCGGGCGACGAGTTCGACGTCGACGGCGCGAAAGGCGAAGCGCTCCTGGACGCGCACGACTATCTCGAACGCGTGGTCGACATCGCCGAGGAGGAGTACGAAGTGACGAGTGGAGATGGGCTCGCCGACGCGACGTACGACGAACTGTACGAGCGCGCCACCGAGGCCGGCATCGAGGGCCGCTCCACGATGACGAAAGACGAACTCATCGGCGAACTCCGCGAGGACTAACACATGAGCGTGATCGACCCGGCCGACGTCACCGACGAGCTCGCGTTCGGTGCGGAGGCGCTCGGCTTGTCCGAGACGGACTTCGACAGCCTCGTCCAGCGGCTTATCGACCGCGAAACCCCAAGGGTTGAGGACGCGATCGACGTGTCGCTCGGCACCGAGGCCGTCACCGGGACGGTATCACGGCCCGAATCGGTCCATGAGCACGACTTGCCGCTGCCGAGTCGCCCGGTCCAGTCGGTGACGTCGGTCACGATCGACACCGACCGCGTCGGAGGCGACCCAGTCGGGGCCGAGGACTACGAAGTCCACGAGACGCATCTTGAACTCCTGCCGAGTGCCGAGCGTGAGGCGTGGCCGACCGAGCGCCGCGCTGTTGGGGTGGAGTGGACGCACGGCTATCCCGAGGCCGAGACGCCCGAGCCGATCCGTGGCGCGCTCATCGGCCTCGTCCGCCAGGCGCTCCAGGAGGTGGAGTCGGACGGCGTCGAAAGCGAGTCGATCGACGGCCACTCGGTAACCTACGAGCTCGCCGACACGGTCGTCTCCCGACACCTCTACCGCGCAAAGCGGTTCGACGAGCCGAGTTACTACGGCGGGAGCGGGGTG